CTTTGTTGTGTGTGTGTGCTCTCAGTAGACGATGTTGCCCGTGTTCGTGACGCGCGGTCGGCGGAGCGCCCATTCCTGCTCGTTCTTGTTGATGTCGTCGGGGTTGGCGCTCTTCATGACCACGCGCTCCAGGAACTTCTTGGGTGCGTAGATGTACTCGCGCAGCTCTGCCGGGGTGATGCCCTGCCTGTAGAGCTTGCCGTCGTCCTCGAGGCGCGCCATCGCCATCTCAAAGCCGTCGACAGTCAGCGGGTGCAGCTTGCACAGTGAGCTCATGACCTTGACGAGAATGCCCCAGTGGTACCTGTCCCCTGCGCAGTCCGCCATCAAAGCCAAGAGCTTCGAGAGGTAGTCCGCGGGCGTGATCACATCGCCGGAGGCCAGCTTGAGCTTGCGCAGATAGTCATAACGACCGCGCACATGCCTGGCCCGCAGATAGTGCCCGCCGGGGCACAAGACCTTCTGGACGACGATGTAGCGCTTGAGGAACTCGACTCCGAGGCCGGGCTCACCAGGGAGGGGCACGCGCCCCTCGGCATCGAGAATCGTGAACATCGTGCTGCTCACGGCGTGGTCCGGCTTGAAGTCCTGGCCGATGCTGGCCGCGTACGCAATGAACATCTCCGGCGTGATGGTGTCGTCGTCCACGACATGGAGGACGACATTGTCGCCGGAGACCGCCACGGTGGCGTGTCCGTCAAGGAAGTAGCTCAGGTACTTCGGGTCGTTGCGCTCGTACGCCAGCGCGACCAACCACATGATGCTAAAAATCGTGACATCCGACGTGTTGTCCTCGCCGGTGAACTTGCTACCGGAGATGAGCATGCCGACGATGAGCCGGAACATGCCGGGCCAGGCTGCGTACTTGACGGCGTGGTTGTTGGTCAAGAACCGGAACACGATGTGGTACACGTACTGCTCCTCCGGGTCCAAGTCATCCATGTTGCAGAGGAACTCGCGCTTCGCGGCCAGGACTGCGAGCATCTCGGGGCCGAACTTCTGGTCCTTGGTCCTGACATCTGCGGCAACGTACCACCCTTTCTTCTCGGCGGGAAACACCATGCCAGGGTTGAGATGTGCATACAGCCGCTCCACCGTCGATCCACCATTCCAAGAGTATCCAAGGAAGCAGGGGCCGCGGTTCTGGATCAATGTTCCGCTGAGGGCAGACTCCAGCAGGTAGACACTGAAAGGAGGCACCCAGATGACGCGTGTGGCCTTGCTATCGATCTCGACCTTGGTTTTGACCTCGACCTTTAGGACCGGAGTCATGATCTGGATGCCGATCAGATTGCAGAACTTGTCATACCCCTCGTCTGCGGTCAGGCCATTCTTGTAGCCGGTGCGCACATGGGCCAGGACAGAGCACAGGAGCTGGCACGTCGCAAAATGCGCCGCACCCTTCTTCTTGCTCTTCTCGCCCGCAAGCTTGTAACCAGGTGACTTGGACGGGTCATAACGGATGCCTTCGTAGATGTACTTCGGGGTCAAGGGCTCCAGAGGGACTCGGCCGCGCTGGCCCGGAGCGTTCGCAGGGGTGGGAAAGTCCATGAGCTTCCACCAAATCGAAAACGCCTGGGCCCGGTGCTTGCGGTTCCCGAATGTTCCGCGCTCGATTTCCGCGACCTTCGCCAGGCCGCCGATGACCTTGTCAGTGGAACCGGTGGTGTAGTACGCATCCTGCACCATCGCAAAGTCAGGGTGATCGCCGAGGGCATCCGTAAGCACGTCCATGACGTCGAGGTTCTGGGAGCGCGTTCCGGGGTTCCCCATGACAAACTGCCGCTGCGCCGGCCGTACTGCAACCGGGATGCACACATCGCTAGTCACCTTGCTGAGGCCATGCGCGATGGACGTCCCGTCGTACGCGCGGATCTCGGCGCGGGTGTGTGAGTCTCCGCCTACTATGTAGTAGCGCGCGAAAGCCGCCATGGAAAGGCGCACGGCGGCATCGCGAGTATGCGCACTATCATTGTCGTAGACTCGCTCACGACCGAGCTCCTGCACGTCAGCCAGGCCACGCCTACTCGGCGCATAGTAGAGGACGAGCCAGAACTCCTTCTGGCCGTCAGCGCCGAGGACTTCGATGAACGAGACACGCATGTGGTTACGGAAGCACCCCGGTACGGCAAGGCGCTGGCGCACGTACTTCCACAGAGTCCCAATGCCTGGATGCACCAGGGTTGACTCTCCCCAGGCGGAGCGTGTGTTTCCGTCTGGGAGAGTTTGCCAAGTGGTAGCTGATATGGTGAACGCGTGCCCGACCTGCACGCGCCCG